GCGCGCTTGCTCGATCGCAGTGCGAGCGTCGGCACGAACACGATGGACTCGCTGCCGAGCGGGAGCCCGACCGCGCTCGGCGCGCCGCCGACGACTGACACCGGCCCGGGCGGCTGGTACCCGCCGCCGACACGAGTGCTGCCTGCACCGAGCGAGCGCACTGCGCTCAGCGTGCCTGCGTTCTGGCGCGGCCATGCGTACGTGACAGGCTCGATCGGTCTGTTGCCTGTCAACGCATGGCGCGAGAACGACGAGCTTGATCCGCAGCCGCCTGTGCTGCGACAGCCTGACCCGAATCAGACACCGATGGCGTTCTGGGCGCAGATCGCATCTGCGCTCACGCTGTACGGCAACGCAATCTGCGTGATCACTGGCACTGATCGACTCGGCTACCCGACGAGCTTGTACCCCGTGCACCCGCTGTATGCAGCAGTCAAGTTCGCAGGCAACCCGTCTGACCCGCTCATCGCAGGCTGGTACTTGGCCGGACGCTTCTACGACCCGAGCCTTGTGTGGCACGTCAAGTCGCATCTGGGACGTGCAGGCTGGCCGCTCGGTCGCGGTCTGCTCGACGGTGTGCCTGACGGGATCGCAGCGGCGCAAGCAGTGCAGGACTATGGCGCGTCGTTCTTTGCGAACGGTGCGATGCCGACAGGCATACTCAAGATTCACCGACCTGAAGTGACGCAGAGTCAAGCTGACGCAGCGAAGTCAGCATGGGTCGCGAAGTTCAGCGGCACAGCTGAGCCTGCTGTGCTGAACGAGCTGACTGACTTCACGCCTGTCGCGTTCAGACCGATCGACAATCAGATGATCGAGGCTCGACAGCTCACGCTCACAGAGGTCGCACTCATGTGGGGACTGCCGCCGACCAAGCTCGGCTCACCGACTGGCTCGTACACGTACAAGAACGCCGAGATGGAAGAGATTCAAGCGCGCAACGACGCAGTGATGCCGTGGGCTGCTCTGCTTGAGCAAGCAATCAGCATCGACTTGCTCCCGCGGGGGCAGTACGCCGCGTGGAATCTCGATGCGAAGCTGCGCACTGACACGCTCACGCGCTTTCAGGCGTACCAGTTCGCACTCGGCGGGCCCGGGCCGACGTCGCAGTGGCTGCTGCCTGACGAAGTGCGCGGGTGGGAGCACCTTGACACGATGAGCGAGACAGTCGCTGCGATCGCAGCTGCAGCGCTCGAGGATCAAGCGAGCGGCGCACCTGAGACAGCAGGCACGACGCCCTACGCAGGCGGGCCGCCGTCAGGCAACGACACTGAACAAGTCGCACCCAGCGCACCGCAGGGACCAGGGCCGACCCCTGCTGCGGGCTTCCAGTTCTATCCCGGCCCTGAGGGCGGCATGCCGCTCGGACAGACAGGAGGCTGACTCGTCATGGCTGCATGGGACACGAACTACGTGAACGACTTGCCTGACTCTGCGTTCTTGCTCATCGCAGCAGGTGGCCACAAGGACGCAGACGGTAAGACCGTGCCGCGCACGCTGCGGTTCTTTCCAGTGCGAGACGCAAGCGGCGCAGTCGATGCGCCGCACTTGCGCAACGCGCTCGCACGCATCCCCCAAGCGAGCACGCTGACAGCCAATCAGCGTGAGCAAGCGATGAGCGCAGCCAAAGCGCTTGCGACCAAGACCAAAGTGAGCGGTGACCAGGGCGAATACGCAGGCACTGCAGGCTCAGGTCGCAGTCGAGCTGCGCTGCTCGACGCTGAGCAGCCGCCTGACGAGGCGATGGGCGATCTGTTCAGATCGTTCACGTGCAGCCTTGAGCTGCGATCGAGCGCGACAGGCGAAGGGCGCACGCTGCTCGGGCGAGCTGTCCCGTTCGGCGTCACTGCTGACGTGGGCAACTACCAGGAGCGCTTCGTGCAAGGTGCGTTCGCTCGTCAGATCGCAAGCGGGCAAGTCGGCGCAGTCAAGATCTTTGAGAGTCACCACGCTCGACTTGAGGGTGCGCCGCCGATCGGCAAGACCGCCGAGCTCCAAGAGCGCAGCGACGGCTTGCACGGCGCGTGGCCGCTCTACAGCACGACACGTGCGAACGACGCACTTGAGCTGGTGCGCAGCGGCGAAGTCAACGGGCTCAGCGTCGGCTTCAAGGCGACTGCTGGCGGCTCAGTGCGAGCCTCTGACGGGGCGATCGAGCGACGCAGCGTGCACCTCGATCACGTCGTGCTCACCCATGAGCCCATCTACCAGGGCGCAGGCGTGCTGTCAGTGCGCTCGCAAGCGCCGCGCCAGCTCGACTCGCTGCGTGACGACCTCGACAAGCGCAAGTCGGTGCTGGCGCTGCTCGATCGGGAGGCGTAGCATCCCCGCGCAGTAGCGCCGAACCTGACAGAGCGGAACCCGTCAGCAGAGCGGAACCCGAGCGCGCAGAACCGGCACAGGAGAACGATCCTGGCCGTCGCGCGTGTCGTGTGGGCCGGAGGACGGAGGCTGTCATGCCGAACCGCTTGCTTGAGAGACTCGGCTCTGATTACTCGCAGATGGTCGAGCAGTACGAGTCAATTCTGAACCGCTGCGCTGACGAGCAGCGTGACCCGAACGAAGCTGAGCAGGGACTGATCGACGGTCTGCGCTCAAACATGGAGCCGCTGGGCGAGCGGATCATGCAGCTGCGTGCGATTGACGATCAGCGCATGCAGACAGTGACCGCGCTGACCGCCCCGCCTGACCTTGCGGCGCTGCCGCCTGTCGTACCAGGGCAGACGCAGACGCTCGACAGCGAGGGCCACCCGATCGTGCACGTGCGCAGCGAAGCTGAGGTCTACCGCAAGCCTGACGCCAGTGCAGGCGAGCGCTTCTCGTTCTTCCGCGACCTCTACAGCTCGCAGCAGAGCGGCGACGTCGAGGCTCGCTCACGTCTCGATCGACACGACTTGCAGATGCGAGCAGCAGCGACGAGCGCGACCGGCACAGGTACGATCCCGCCGACGTGGCTGTTCAGCGAGTTCGCGATCATCGCCCACGGTGCACGCCCTGTCGCTGACACTGTGCGACGCATCGGCATCACCGACGCCAACCCTGTGACGATCGGTGTGCAAGCTCCGCCTGGCGCTGCTGTCACTGCGCAAGCGAGCGAGAACACTGCGCCCAACGACGGCAGCTTCAACGCCAATCAGCTCGTGACTGTCCCTAAGACGCTGACAGGAAAAGTTGACGTGTCGAGACAGCTGCTCGACGGATCGAACCCTGCCGTGGACGGGCTCGTGTTCACTGACTGCATGGGCTCGTACAACGAGCAAGTCGAGAACACGCTCTGGGCGCAGATGGCTGCGATGACCGGGGCGAACCTCGGCTATAACGGCACCTTTGACGCAAGCGTCGCCGGTGCGCAGATACCTGACGCAGTGATCATCGCCGCGACGAACGTGCGCACGAAGCGCAAGGCCCCGCCAAGCGTCGTGTTCTGCAGCGAGAACATGTGGGGGAACATGATGCTTGAGAAGGACACGCAAGGGCGTCCGATCATCGTCGCTGGCTACGCAGGCCCGATGAACGCACGCGGTGTCGGCGAAGCTGTCACGTACGGGCACATCGCCGGACAAGTCGCCGGCCTGCCTGTCGTGCCGAGCTGGGCCGGTGCAGACATCATGTACGTGAGCAAAGCCGACGACGTGATCTTGCTTGAGTCGAGCACGTTCAACTTCCGTTATGAGGAAGTGCTCGGCCCTGAGTCGATCAGGCTCGGCGTCTGGGGATACGCGGCAGTCGTGACAGATCGTTACCCGCTCGGCTGGGGCAAAGTCACGATCACGCCACCGCTCAGCGGCTTGCCGTACGAAGCGCTCAACGAAATTGAGTCAGAGCCGACGCCGAACGTCGTCGTCGGGCCTGACACGGAGAGCAACAAGGGCAACGGCGGCACGCGAGGCTCATCGAGCAAGTAAGGAGGCGTCACGAGCGACGCACGCTCTGACGAACGCAGCGCAGGCAGCGGCGGTTGGCCGACGCATGACGACCTGCTGTCGCTGCTGCGCATGCAAGCGGGGACGCCTGACGACGACCTCGTGGAGAGCGCGCGTCTCGCTGCGATCGACTACTGCATCGGGCGGATCGACCCTGCTGTGTGGGGTACTGACTCGTTGG